AGGAAACCAAGTTCTATGAAGACCTCAACTACTTCAGGACGGTCCTTCGGGGTGCTGCGGAAGACAATGGGCGGTGGTTTGGGCTTCTGTACTCCATTGATGCTGGAGACAACTGGCAAGACCAAAAGACTTGGGCAAAGGCCAATCCTATGCTCGGGATTTCGGTGTCTACCGACCACATCCAGCATATGGCCGATGAGGCATCAGCAAAGCCTGCAAGCCTCAATGAGTTCCTCTGCAAGCAGTTGAATGTTTACGTCTCTGCAAACGCTGCTTGGGTGGATCGCCGGTTCTGGGATGCATCCGTATCCGCCAAACCAACTGATAAACCAGAGTCCACCTTTGTGGCTTTTGACTTGGCGCACTCCCGCGACCTCAACGCAATTTGCACGTTACACAGGTATTCTGAAGAGAGGTTCTTTGCGGAGTTTCAGTTCTTCCTGCCGGAAGAGTCGCTTGACCTCGTTCCTAATCACTACCGACCTACCTATCTACAAGCTCAAGCGAGTGGGATTCTCAAGCTCACTCCGGGTAACGTCACCGACCACGGGGAAATCGAGAAATATATCCGCAACCTATGTGAGAAGTATGAGGTAAAGCAGATCAACTACGACCCGTACAACGCTGCTGCTTTGGTGGCTAACCTGTATGCGGACGGACTTCCGGTGGTCAAGGTCGGCCAGGGCATGGCAATGCTGTCAAGCCCGAGTAAGGCGACGGAAGAGTTGATTATGAAGAAGGCTATTAACCACGAAGGCAATACTTTTGTAGGTTGGCAACTTGGAAACTGCGAGGTTTACAAGGATGTCAACGACAACATCAAGGTCAGGAAGAACGAAGCAGACCCAAGCGCCAAGGTTGACGGCATTATTGCCATGATCATGGCGGTCCACGGTCACTTAGATAATGTATTCGTGTCAGAATCGTTTGGATTCAGATCATTAGAGTGGTAAAGTGGCGGTAAAAGGAGTCTGACATGGGCATTTTGGACGTATTTCGTAGGAAAACAACCAAAGAAAACAACGCTCTGTTCGGGCAGACTGCGCTCGGAAATCAGATTCTTTGGGCTAAAAGCGGGACCAAAAGCTCCGTCAATAGCCAACTTCTATATGTCACCACAAGCTCGGTCAACGATGCTGGGCGCGTTGTGGATATGTCCCTGCTGTCCAAGAACAGCACGGTCATGGCATGTGTGGCTCTAAAGGCGCGGACAATCTCGCAACTTCCCGTCAAGGTGATGTGCCGGATGCCTGATGGCCGGTATATCGACGCCTGCGAAGATGAGTCGGTAGGCAACCGGAACATGACCAAAGCTCGGCAGGTCATGTCCCTTATTTCTAATCCCAACCAGTTTCAGTCTCAGTACGAATTCTGGTATCAGTGGATGATGTGGCATGAGTTGGCTGGCGAGGTATTTACTCTCTGGTGGAGGAAAGACCAAGAGAACTCTATCCAGACTCCGATTGAGGCTTTTATTCTTGATAGCACTCTAATTGCGGTTCAGGTAACTCCAACTCGGTATCCGACATATCGTCTGTCTTCACCGGCCTACGGGTTTAACCGTGATGAGCCTTTGATGTCGCATCAAGTCATGCATACCAAGGACATGGCATGGCAAGGAAGCGCGGGTTTCAACAAGGCTATCCTGGCGGCGGAACTTGTCTCCCTTGACCAAGACATCGACCTATACGCCAACTATGTGATGCTCAACGGGGCTAAGCCATCGGGCATGTTTGTTACCGAGTCGGTGATTCCTGACGGCAAGTACAAAGAGATCGCTGCTCGGCTAAAGGAAGCCTGGGCGAACATGACCGGAAGCCAAAGGGCAGATCAGTCAAAGCCTGGACAAGGGATGCTGCTCGACCAAGGCATGAAGTACATGCCTCTGGAGATGCTCAACCTTCAGGACGCTGATGCGCGAGAATTGAAACTCCAGACGATGAAGCGACTGTGTGGTGTGTTTGGTGTTCCTCCATCAATGATTGGGATCGGAGAATCCAAGTACAACAACACGCAAACCATGCTGGATGAGTTTTACAAGTCCACGATTTACCCTGTGCTAGTTAATGTCCAGCAGAAGTTGAAGCAGCATCTTCTCAACGGTTATCCCAACCTGTGCATTGAGTTTGATACTCGAAACTTCCTGAAGGGCGCTCCGCTGGATCAGATGAATTTTGCTAAGGCTGGTGTATCTGGTGGTATCCTCACGCCAAACGAGGCTCGAAACTACCTGGGAATGTCCGACATTGAAGGTGGTGATGAGTTGGTCAAAGACACGAAGGATGCGCCGATACCTGGGTCCAGCCCTCAAGACACTGGGGGTGGTGGTGGTAATCAACGCACTAGGATGAACATTGGCACGACTTGATAAAAGAATTCTGGTAGCATTAGCAAATCAGGTGCGTAAGCCTATTGCTTTTGTTGCACCAGTTGCCCCTAAAATACAAGATAATGACCAAAGTAAACTAGGGGTCATCAATGAAACTGAATCTGGTCTGCGAAGCGAAGCTAAACCTGCCCGAAAAGGCAGAGGAAAGCGGAAAGATTGAAGCGAGGGTAACCACCTGGGGAGCCCGAGAAGGCGCAGACGGGCGCAAGTTCTTCTATAAGCCCGAGGGTTTTGCTTCCTGGGCCGAGCAGTTCGGCAAGATGGGCAAGCCTCTGCCGATGTTCGTCAATCACATGAGCGAGACCATGCCTGTAGGCGAGTGGACTAGCTTTGAGTTTGACGATGAGGGCATGAACGCCAACGGGCGTCTTTACCTGAACACCACTGCCGGGTCTGACCTGTATCAGATTATGACGGAGAGCCCCAATATGTTTGGTGGCGTTTCTGTCGGGGCTTATGCAGATGAATACTGCATGGTCAAAGAAGACGGCTCCATGTGTGACGACATGGACGAAGGGTACTTCCAGATCACTAAGGGTGGTTTGCGGGAAGTATCCGTTGTGATGTACCCAAATAACCCGATGGCAGAAGTCAAGAAGCTGGAGTTCTTCCGGCCTGACGGTTCTGCTGATCTCAAGGTTCTGGAGTCGGCTCTGCGTGAGGCAGGGCTATCCCGAAAAGATGCGGTCACTGCCGCGTCTACTTTTAAGCAAGTCTTGGAGCAGCGTGATGCTGTGCAAGAGGAGCTTACTGCGCCGCACCAGAGTGAGTCTGACGCGGAAGTGACCAATGAAACGGAAATCCTCCAGGCTCTTGAAGAGCGTGAGTTGCTCCGCGTCCTGTCCCAAAAACTGAAAGGTTGAAGATGTCTACCGTTATCCTCGAAAAGCTGGATCAGATCGAAGCCCAGCAAACCGCCAAACTTGAGACCGCCGTTGAGTCGGTGAAGTCTGAAGTCGCAGAGAAGATCGCTGCTCTGGAAGCCAAAGTTGCCTCCGTTCAAGCCCCCGGCATCATTAAGGCTCCTGCCAAGACGATTCGCCAGGATGTGAACCGGATGGTGCGTGAGCAACTGAAGACCATCGCTAATGGAAAGAGCCAGTTCGAAAAAGAACTGGTGATGTTCCAGAGCGAAGATCAGATGAATGCCTACCTGAAGGAAGCATCTGCGCTGACCGCTGGCGGTGATGGCAAGGGCGGTCGCACCGCTTATGACCCGGTGTTCGCTGCGATGCGTCTGGCTAACCCCATGCGCGGCCTGTCTCGTACCGTGACGACTGATGGTTCTTCTTATCAGTTCCGCGTGAAGAGCGGCAATGCTGGTGTTCAGTGGGGCTACGGCATCCAGAACAACGGCACTGGCACGACTGAAGATACGACCATTTGGCAGATCGTGCTGAAGGACATCAACGTGCAGTTCCCGATCCGCACTGCGGCTCTGGACGACATCGATGGTCTGGAGGCGGTTGTCGTTGACGACATGCTGATGGAGTTCGCCCAGGCTGAAGCTCAGTCGATGGTGCAGAACAACGACCAAAGCGGCACTGGCACTTCGGTGACCACTGGTGGCGCTGACGGTCTGCGTGGTCTGGATCAGTATGCTGGTGCTAACGCCACCTACGCTGGTGGAACAACCTCGGCAGCGGCGTTTGGTACGTCTGGTACGGGTTCGACCTCTGGCCTGCACAGCCTTGCTACCTACGATCAGTTGACCTCCAACGTCAATACGGTTGGCGCTAACAGCGTTATCTATACCGACGTTATCAACATGATCTACGCACTGCCCCAGGAATACTGGACCCCGGCTTGCAAGATCATGGTCAACCCGATCCTGCTGAACGGCATTCGCGCTCTGCGTGATACCCAAGGCGCTCCGATCTTCAACCGTAACGAAGGTCTGAGTGTTGACGGTATCGTCGGTCAGTTGCTGGGCTTTGATGTTGTGGTCAACAAGTACCTCGACAACCCGAGCCAGCCCTCGACCGCTGCCGCTGGTACGGTGTCTCGTTACCCGATGTACTTCGGCGATTGGCAAAAGGCCCACACCATCGTGGATCGCCTGAGCATGATCGTTCGTCGCTACGACCAGACCGCTCCTGGCTTCATCACCTTCTTTGGAGAGAAGCGTCTGGGCACCTCGGTGCGTGATCCGTTCTCTCTGATCCGTTATCGCTCGACTGCCACCGCAGCGGCCTAATGGGAAGGGGGCTTAGGCCCCCGTTAAAAGGAAAAGCCATGATCGAAAAAGTCCTAGACGGAATCAAGAAATCTATCCATGAGCAACGGAGCGTCACGATTGACATCTCTGAAGCCTCGGCACTTACTGGTTCTGGCACCGGCAAAGGTGGGCGGACGACTTTCGATGATGCTTTTGCAGCGGCCCGGTATGTCAATCCTTTTCGGATGGCATACCGGCCCCTTCCGATTGTGGGCTCAGATGCATTGTTTGCCGCTAAGGTAGGTAATGCGCTGAGTTCAACCCCCTGGGGCTATACCCCAGGCTCCAATGCTGGTACTCCTAACGTGGACACCAGCATTTGGCAACTTCCTGTCCGGTCTGTATCGGCCACCCTCCCTATCCGGTCTGCTGTGTTGAGCGATGTGAACGCTCTTGAGGCGGCCCTGGTTGAAGACCTGATGATGGAGTGGAGTCAGGTAGAAGCCGCATCGATGGCGGTCAACAACGACCAAGCAGGATCGACCACAACGGCCACAGGAGCCACTGCTGGGCTACGCGGGCTGGATATGTACACCAGTGCTGCTACGGCGGCGTTTGGAACGTCTGGAACGGCCATCACGAACGGCATTCACTCCCTGTCCACCCAAGCACAGACTGCTGGTGGTGTTGTCTACAACGACATCGCTGCCTTGACGACTCGCTTGCCAGGACAGTACTGGGCTATGCCTGGGACCGCGTGGCACATTCGTCCTTCAATGATTGAATCTCTGCGCGAGATGAAAGACTTGCAGGGTCTTCCTGTCCTGCTGGAGGTGGGTGAAGATGACGGCGGTGCTGTTGGTCGCATTTTTGGCTGGCCTGTTATTCCTAATCCTTACCTGTCAGCCGCATTCCCGATCTACCTAGCCAACTGGCCGAGGTTCCTGTGTATTGGAGACTCCAACGAGTTCTCCGTACAGATGATGGAACAAAGTTCGCCCGGTTTCATTACGATGTACGCGGAGAAAAAGGTTGTCTCCAGTGTTCGTGATCCGTTTGCTGGCGTTCGGATGAGTGCGTAATGGAATACCAAACTGGCGGGAATCGAAATCCGTTCAACTATCAAAAGGTTGAGCAGATTGGTCGGGATGTCTCGACCACATGGATTCCTTTGACCACTGTTGCTGACCAGCTTAACCTGTACGGTGATACGTCCCAGGACGATCTTCTGTATGGGTTGGAGTTGGCTTCAAGGATGGTCATTGAGGACTACATCGGTCAATCGATGTTTCCTTGCCAGTACCGGGTGTACTACAACGCAGGAAGTCTCTCGGGAACTCCGTTGACGCTTGATCTGCCCGAGGTTTCGCAGTCTATTACCGTGGATGCGGTGAAGTACTGGGATGCCTCAAACACGCTGCAAACAGTAGCAAGCAATGGTTATTACTACGATGACTCGGGTAACAAGGTAGTTGTTGCTACTCTGCCAACTGACCTGAATACTGGACGTACTAGCCCTGTCTACTGTGAATACACCGTAGATGCGAGTCACCTAGCGAACTATCCTGTTGTGCAGCAGGCAAGTCTTCTGATGCTGATGCACCTGTATAACAACAGGTCAAACACTACCGAGAAGATCATGCGAGAGATTCCGTTCGGAGTTTCTTCTTTGCTTAGACCGTATAAGGACTTGGTGCTTTGATAGTTCGTTTTGAAACCATCAGTATCAATACGCTTTCCTTCACCAAGTCGGCATTTGGTGAGCAAGGCGTAACGCAGACGCTATGGTTCAAGACTCGGGCAAAGATTCACGAAGTCAACAGTGCAATCAAGATTTCAGATAAGTATCGTGACTATCACGATATTACTGAGTTTGAGATTAACTATTCCCCAAACGCCAGAACCATCGTTGAAGACCCAGGTAACTATTCCATCACCTATGATGGAGATTCTTGGCGGATTGAAGACGCAAAGTCAGACAACAGCAGGCAGCATGTCCGGTTGATGTGCTTCCGCAATGATCCTCAAACGGCAGTCTGATGGCATCTCAAAAGAATCCGGTTGACTACGCTAAGGCGATTCAGGCTCACCTGACTAGCATCGTCACGCCGGTTCCTGTCTATTCTGCTTTCAACCGTAACTTTGCCTTAGAGCCTAAGTTCCTTACTTGGCAGCTTAGGAACGTCCACCAAGAAGTGTATACAGGTGGAAACCAAGCAAACAAAGGCATAGATCGACCTGTCTTCCAAATCTCTATTTTCACTCAGGGGATGGAAGACGGTTTCACAATCAGTAACCAGATACTACAATCTTTGCATGGCTACACCGGGATTTTCGGTGGGCCGACATATGGGTTTTGGATTGCCAAGGCGGATGTGTTTTGGCTCTACAATTCCTACGACGACAAAGAAAAGATGGCCCAGGTTTTCTTGGACTGCACACTAGACATCCCAACTTGAAAGGAAAATCATGGCTCTGCCAAATAAAGTTCTGCCTGGGTTTAGTGTGGCAATGTACGCACAACCTGGGGCTTCTCCGACGCCGTTGACCACTGCACAGCTTGCTCTGGTTGCAAGCGTCAGCCCTCTGGCTATTTCCGGTAACTTGATGAACGTCGAGGCAGTGCCTGCGTTCGGTCAAGACGATGCTTCTGCCAACTTCTCTGTTGCAGGTGCTCGACAGTCCGATAAGGTGCCTGTCCAGAGCGCTCCGACCTCGCTCACGATCACTGCCGCGTGGAATCCGACTGACTCGGTTTTGCTGTTGCTTCGTGCTGATGCGTACAACGGTACTGTTGACCGCACCTTCGTTATCTCTGCTACTGAAGGCGCAAACATCGTTTATTACGCCTTCAACGGTCGCGTGTCTCAGTGGCAGATCGATGCTCAACCGGGCGCAGAAGCCAAGGTTATGCTGACGATCCACCCGCGTGGCAACCAATTCGGTTGGTCTAACAACGTCTGAGGTAAATCATGGCACTCCCAAGTAAGGTTCTTCCTGGGTTTACCGCGACCCTATGGGCTCAAAGCGCGGCCACACCGACCACGCTCTCAACTGCCAACCTGTCTGTCTGGACGGCGCAAGTTGCAACGATTGTTGGCGCTGCTGCTGGCGGCACTGGTGCTGCTGGTATGGCTATCGCTGTGGAAGCTATCCCGGCTTTTGGGCAAGATGATGCAGTAGTGAACTATTCTGTTGCTGGCGCACGGCAATCGGACAAGATTCCTGCACAAGCGCCCCCGACTAGCCTGACCATCACGGCGGCTTGGAATCCGGCTGACACTGCGTTGATCCAGATTCGCACTGACGCCTACTCTGGGACCGTGGATCGCACCTATGTGATTGCTGCTTACGATGGCACGAATGTGGTGGCCTATGCGTTCAACGGTCGGGCGGCGCAGTGGCAGATTGATGCCCAACCAGGGGCAGAAGCAAAAGCCACGTTCACGATCCATCCTCGCGGCGGTCAGTTTGGTTGGAGCAACAACTAATGGATGAGATCATCGCAAAGATGGTCGAGTACAAGGGTGACCTCCGGGCTTACGCTCGGGGGTTCCATGTAGACCAAGAGGAAGTTGAGTTAGCTTTGGAAGAGGCTGAACCCGACACTGCGGAATATATCTGTCTGCAAATCCTGAAACAATGACCACAATACAAAACACGAATGATCTGCTTGGGTTCTTAATCGCCCAAGCAGAGACAAGAAAAGATTGGTTTGGTTTTACTCAGCAAAGGCTTACTGCGGTGAGCCTTGCACATGAGATCGCAAAGAACCACGCCAACACGATGAGCCCCGAGGAAGTGGTGGACTTCGCGGTTCGTGTCAACGATTCCATCTATCAACACATCATAAAGCCAAGATAATATGAAGCTCTCCCAAGCCTTCGGGGATACGTCATCCCTTCGCATCAAGTCGTTCGTCCTGGCCAACAAGACCTTCAAGGTTCGTGTTCCTCTTTCCAAAGAGATGGAGGACATGCAAGCCAGGATTGAAGTAGTAGATGAGGCCAAGTTCCAAACCCGCTACGAGAAGGCCGTAAAAGGCCTACAAGGCGAGGAAAAGGACGGGGATGTCTATGTGGATGGTCGGTCCACAAAAGAGCTTGTACGCACCGCTATGCAGGTCGAGAACCGCATTGTTGAGATGTTCCGGCTCTTGGTCCCTATCGAAGGGAATCTTGATGATCTCACCTATGAGCAGATTGAAGAGGAAATGCCCTTCACTGTTCAGTTGGAGATGATCAAGGGCATCCAAGAGGCCATCCAGCCTTCCTACGGGGACTCCCGAAAAAACTCTTAAGGGACACTTACTCACAGGCTCGGGCTTACGTCTGGGCTCACGGTGGGTGTCCTGACAACATCCCAGCAGACGACATGCGGAACATTGAGATCATGCTGCATGACGGTTATCTGGGCAACAAGGCTATGCTCTTAGCCTTGAGTGGCTTTGCTACTGGGAACCTAAACGCTAAACTCCGACAAGGGAACAAAGCGTTTGAGATGAAGGATATTCTTCCTTCAACCCATGAGTACATTGTTCCTCCGTTGACGGAAGAGGAACAAAAGGTTGCCGTCAACAACAATCTGATTTCCTTCATGGCTCAGGCCCCAGGCGCGGAGAAGTTGTTTGGCGTACATACCCAATGAGCGAGGGGTCAAGTTAGAGGGATTTGCTGAGTTTGAGCAGCAACTTCGGGACTTGGCTCAAGGCTATCGCGCTGACCTAGTTGCGAGGAACACCCTCGTAAAGGCGGCGCGTAACGCTATGATTCCGGTGTATCAGCGGGTTGAGCAGACTGCTCCCTATGATGAAAGCAACACCGGACCAATCCACCTCAGAGATACGGTCAAGCTAGACGCCAGAATCCCTCACGGTAGGGACAAGATGTCCAAGTACGTCAACGAGACGGACGCGGCTATTGCGATTGTTTCGGTCAAGAAGAGCGCGGTGTCTCTGGCACAGGAGTTTGGCACTAGCAAAATGCCAAACGGCCATCCTTTTTTAAGACCTGCGTTAGATAGTCAAGTAGAGATAGTTTTAGATGCGCTAAAGAGCGAGTTAGCTTACATAATCCCTGCTTACGCGAAGCGACTGAATCGAAGGAAGAAGTAATGGCATCCAGCAACATTGCTCGACTTGGTGTCGTTCTTGGTCTTGATACTGCGTCATTTACTGCTGACGTTGACAAGGCTATTGCTGAGACTAGAAACCTCAAGGCGGCCATTACTAGGGAATCTAATGCTGCGGCTAAAGAGATTGTTGCTCTTAAATACGCCACTGAAGACTATGGCAAAGAGGTTTCCAAGGTAACGCAGATTGAGCGTGAGATTGCCGCAGGTAGATTCAAAAACGCGGCCCCTGCTCTTCAGCAACAGCTTCTTGCCCAGGCTAAGGCTTACGATGAAGTGTCTGCGGCAGGCAAGCGGACGATGGGGGTTCTGTCTGAGCAGCAGAAGCTCGCCATCACCTATCAAACAACCGACCTCGTAACCCAGATCGCATCAGGCCAAAACGCCATGATCGCTCTGATCCAGCAGGGTGGTCAGTTAAAGGATCAGTTCGGCGGCATAGGCAATATGTTCAAAGCCCTTTCTTTAATGATCACCCCGATGAAGGTGGCGATCACAGGGCTTGCTGCTGGCGTTGGTGTTCTTGGTTTTGCTTTTTATCAGGGCGCTAGAGATGCAGCGGAACTCAGAGATCAGTTGATCCTGACAGGCAACTATGCAAACCTAACGCAAAAGACTTTCCTTGATCTAGCTGATGCGGTCAGCACGAAGACCAACTTGTCTATTGGCAAGACCAAAGACATCTTGATGGAGTTGGTCAAGTCTGGAAAGTTCACAGATCAGTCTATGGGCTCTGTCGCCCAGGCTATTGCCAACGTCACCAAGTTGTCTGGTGAAACGGCTACTGAGGTTGCACAGAAACTAATTCCTGCTTTTGATGGCGGCGCGTCCTCTATTAAGTCGCTCAATGACAGGATGAATTTCCTGACACTTGAGCAATACAAACACATTGTTCTTCTTGACAAGCAGGGCAAAGCTCAAGAGGCGGCCAAGGTTGCTGCTGATGCGCTGAATAAGAAACTTCAAGACCAAGAGCGCCAAGTGGGGACGCTTGAAGGCGCGTGGACGAAACTTAAGAATGCGGCTAGTGCAGCTTGGAATGCTCTGCTTAATATCGGGCGGCCGGAAACGCTCGAAGAGCAGCTAAGTCAAATAAACCAGTTCATCACTGCTGCGGCAAATCAACTTAATAAAGCCAATCCTGACTCTGTTTATTACGGGAAACTGTTGCAGGGCTTTCAGGAGTTTGTGGCTAAGAGGCAAGCAATCCTTGACAAGATGCAGGCCGGAGAAGCCGCTGCGAAGAAAACGCAACAAAACACGCAATCAATTAACGAGGAAGTTAAGTTTGGTGAGAAGCGCCGACAACTTGCTTTTGAGATTGATCAGGCAATAGTCAAGAATCAATACGATCTTCGCAGGATTACTGCGAATGACATGATGACTATTGAGTTAAATGCTCAAGAAAAGATATTTCTTGCTAGAAATGAAATGACAAGAAAAGATCAAGTTGAAGCGGGGAAATTCCATAAAGAAAATGCACAGTCACTAGCACAGCAAGCAATTCAAATTGAGCAAGACAAGCAAAAACAACTGCGTGACCTTGCAAAGAAGCGTTACGCAGATGAAATGGCCGACCGTCAGAAACTTGCTGATGAGACCATGAATGATCTTGCTCAAGAGCAATCTCGTAGGGATCAGATTTACAACCAGTTGGTTCAGACGGGTCAAGTAGAAAAGGAAAGCCTTGACTACGAGATGCAGAAACTGCATCTCAAGGGGTCTTTGATAGGAGCTTCTGACAAGGCGCTTCAGATTGCCATGCTGGAGTTGGAAACTCAAAGGAAGATCGCTGAGATCATGGCTAATCCTGATCTCAGCCCTGAGAAGCGTGATCTATTGATCTCCCAGGCTCGCAGGAACCAAGGTATGCAAGAGATGTTCATCTCTATGCAGGACTCTTTGAAGGCCACCCAGCGTGTCTACGATGCCGTGTTTGGGAACATGGAAAAGGCACTCGAGAACTTTGTCCGCACTGGAAAGCTATCGTTCAAAGACTTGGCTAGGTCGATCATCCAAGACTTGATCATGATTCAGTTGAAAGCCTCGGCGACGATGCTGTTCAACTCTTTCTTGAGGTCTATGGGATTCTCATTTGGGTCGGCCAGCGGCGGGACTATTACCGGAGGGTCTGGGCTTATTCCTCGGGCCTATGGAGGTTCTGTCAACGCGGGGACTTCCTACATGGTTGGAGAGAAAGGTCCAGAGATGTTTGTGCCTCGCACATCTGGGACTATTGTTCCCAATAACGCTCTATCCTCTGCTGGCGGTTCCCAGGTAATTAACAACTACAACATCCAAGCAATTGACGTAAAGAGTTTTGAGGATAGGATCATGGGCAGCAGCACTGCGGTGTGGGCGGCTAATGCCTACGCCAATAAGTCTCTTGCCATTGGAAGAGGACGCGCATAATGTCGTTTCAATCGATAGTCGATATTCAGCAGTCCATGACTGTAAATAACCGGCGTACTGTCGGCCAGCAAGTCTCTAGAGGCGGGCAGATCAGGACTGCTCAGTACCTTACTTCTGTGCCTTGGGTGTTCACCATCGTCCCGCACAACTACCTGTACTACCCACAGGTTCGAGATGTTATTCAGACGATTGACAACCTTGACCGTCAAACTCCTGCAAACATCACTTTTTCTAGCAGTAACCTTAGCTGGTTTACTGCTTATCGCGGTGGCCTATCTGGTGCCCAGGCGGCGGCGCTGACTCTTGCGGCTGTGCCTCCTGCCAACGCAACAACGATCTCTATCGGTAACCTGCCTGCTGTAGGAAGCTCTGTAGTTGTCTTGGCGGCTGGAGACTTTATCCAACTAGGTTCCTATGTCTACAAAGTCACTGCGAACGCTCTGCGAGGCGGTGCTGCGACTGTAAACGTGACGATCCATCGGCCTGTGATTGGAGTTCCGTCCATTGGAACCCTTACCGCTGTCGGCTCTGCGGTGAGTTTTCCTGTGTACGCAGAGCAGTGCCCGACATACACTCTGACTCCAATGACCAATGGTGCTTTCGTGAACTGGGACGGTCCTTTTGTGTTTAGGGAGAACGTAGCTCCATGAGTACGACAATGAACGCGCTTTCGAGCGCAAATATAAGACACGCTGAGTTTGTCAGGCTTCAGATTGGCAATCCAGTAACGACGACTTACTCATTCTGCAATGCTGCCGCTCCGATTACGGTTAGTGGCATCACCTTCTCTAACCTCGGGATGCTGCTCCAGCTTGGGGACATTCCTCAAGACATCAAAAGCACATCCGACGACATCACGATTAGTCTGACTGGTATTGACCCTACCAACGTAGGCTTGATTCTCTCTTCTAATATCAAAGGCTCCACCGTAGAAATCTGGCGAGGCTTCCTAGACTCAAACAACCAGATCATCACCAGCCCGTCAACTCAGTTCTTCAAGAGATACACAGGGATCATCAACTCTGTAGGCATCTCTGAGGACTTTAACGATCAGGCTCGGACTCGCGTAGCTACCTGCACGATCTCCTGCACCTCTATGAGAAAGGTTCTCGAGAACCGCATTGCAGGACTGAGGACTAACCAGAAGTCTTGGCAGTTCTTTTACCCTAGCGATACGTCTATGAACCGGGTTGCTGCGATTTCCAATCAATACTTTGACTTTGGAGCGCCTCCGAAAACTGGTGGTGTCTCTACTCCTGGCGAAGACAAGTTAACGCCAGACTTTAGAGAGCAACCATGATCCGATTTGCGTCTAAGTTTGACGTACCTGCTTGTACCGAGATGATGCGTAGGTACGCCAGCGAGTCGCCTATTGATGCTCTAAGAGACCCAAAAGTACAGAACGATGACTATGTAAAAGCGTTGATTGAGTCTCTGATTATTGGAAGAGGATTTGTCCTACTTGATGATCAGATGCGAGGCATGTTAGCTGCGATCATCACGCCTAACTTCTGGTGCCCTCAAGTCGCAGAGATCAAAGAGGTTGCTTGGTGGGTGCATCCCGAGTATCGCCAAGGCACAATCGGCGGAAGACTATTCTTTGAGTTTGTGAAGCACTCGGAAGAACTGATCCGAGAAAAACGTGCGGACATCGTATGTGCGTCGCTCATGCACACAAGTTCTGTGCAGAGTCTCCCAGGCTTCAAGAAGATCGAAACGACATTCGTTAAGGAATAAGACATGCCAGCATCAGTAGTATTGGCGGCGATTGGAGCGCAACTTACTGGGGTTGCTCTTGCTGTAGCCACATTTGCGATCAACTTTGCTGCGTCTTACATCATCACGCGAGTCTTCGGCCAGAAGGCCCCTACGCAAACGGATAACGGAGTAAGACAGCAAGTACCTCCAAGCTCTACCAACTCAATCCCTGTCGTTTATGGTGATGCCTGGATGGGTGGTACGTTTGTGGATGCGGTGCTGTCCACAGATCAGAAGACGATGTACTACGTCTTGGCGATCTCCAATATCTCGCCAAACGGACAGTTTACTTATGACCGGACGAAGTTCTATTATGGTGATCGGCTTGTAGCTTTTGATGGCACTGATCCAACTAAAGTTATATCTCTGACTGACGGTGATGGAAACGTAGATACAAAGGTTTCTGGAAACCTTTACATCAACCTCTACACCTCAAGCGCTGCTGGCACGATCACCAACGTTACAGGCACCTCGCCGTCCTCGTTCATGGGGGGCAGTGACATTGCTGCTGGCCTGCGCTGGACCGGCACTCGGCAGATGAATGGTCTGGCGTTTGCCATCGTCAAGCTCATCTACAACCGAGACGCTGGGACTACCTCTCTTCAGCCTGTCACTTTTAAGGTCAAACACGCACTGAACGGAACAGGTGTTGCAAAGCCTGGGGACGTCCTCTACGACTACCTGACCTCCACAACCTACGGAGGAGCGGTTCCTGCGGCTTCAGTCAATACGACTGCCTGCAACTCTCTGAACACCTACTCGGACGCTACGATCACCTACACGCCTTCTGGTGGTGGCTCTTCTACTCAAGCTAGGTATCGAATCAACGGAGTTATTGACACCGGAAGATCAGTCCTAGAAAACGTAGACAACATTCTGACCGCGTGTGACTCTTGGTTGTCTTATCAAGCCCCTACCGGTCAATGGGCTCCGGTAATCAACAAAGCAGAATCTACGGCATTTGCTTTTGACGACTCCAACATCATTGGAGAGATCAAAGTTTCTGTAGTTGATCTGGCGTCTTCCATCAACCAGATAGAAGCATCGTTTCCATTCAAAGACAACAAAGATCAACCCGAATACGTCTTCCTTCAGACTCCTGCTGGCCTTCTTTATCCTAATGAGCCAGTAAACAAATACTCAACCAGCTTTGATCTGGTTAATGACTCAGTACAAGCTAGTTATCTGGCTAACCGTATTCTTGAGCAGGCCAGAGAAGACCTGATCGTTTCGTTCTCTACCGCGTACACAGGCATTCAAGTAGACGCGGGAGACGTCATTTCCGTAACCAATGCGGACTACGGTTGGTCAGCAAAGCTCTTCCGAGTCACCAAGGTACAAGAAGCCTCCCTGCCTGACGGAAACCTCGGGGCAAGGATTGAGGCTAGTGAGTACAACGCTAGTGTTTATGATGACGGAACCATTCAAGAATTTTCAGCCATTCCTAATTCTTCATTAGCATCTGTTTATTTCTTTCCTCCATTGTCTGCTCCAACTTTTTCGGATCAGTTGCCTGCTGACAATCCGCCAACATTTAGCGTATCTTGCCAACTCCCTTCATCTGGTCGAGTTACGTCTATCAGTCTTTTTTATACGACTGTCGCCTCTCCATCTCAAACTGATTGGAAAATTTGGGCAACTCAAGTATCTCCAAATTCTCAGCCGTTTAATCAAAGTGCGACCATCAAGTTCACTGATGTAATTCTTGGAACCGATACATATTATTTTGCTTTTGGTGTTTCCAATGAATACGGATCGTCTCAAATATCAAATATATCATCTCCTTTTTCGTGGGCAACTATAGCTTCTGCTTCATTTGTAACATCTTTTGCCCCATCTTCTATTTCAGTTTCTCGCACTGGCGGAACTCCATCATTTGCTGGAATTAGTCCAAAGTTATTTGGCTCAACAAGTGCAGGCCCAGTTGATTTTGTTACTTCTCAAACCGATGCGGATGCTGCTTTCGTAAATAATACTTGGCGTATTGGAGGAAGCTCAACAACTGGTAATTCTGACATTACCACATCTGGTGGTTTGGTCTTGGGCTCTATCACTGATGGAGGTACATACGCTCAGTGGGGCGCTCCAACCGCCATGACAAGTACACCGGCAGAATTGTTGGTGCCTTTAAGATACAAAGACCCATCTGGAAATATATATCAATACTCCTCATCTTCTTTGCAATTTATTTTTGTTGATAATGGCACAAATGGGACTAATGGAACCAGAACTGCCCAACTGCAATTATTTCAATGGGCTTCTAGCGTTCCTACAACATTTCCATCTGGAACGAGTACATATACATGGGCTACTGGCTCATTCACTGCTCCAGCTACTCCAAATGGATGGGTTCAAAATCCAGGGGCTGGAACTACCGGTCAGACTTTATACAGAATAACCGAACAATATTCTGATAATCTCACAACGTCAACATCTACTGTAACTTGGTCTACAACTACGGTTTCTATTGTTGGATATGCCGGGACGAACGGTACAAACGGAACCAACGGGTCTAATGGAACCCGTACAGCCCAGTTAACGGTTTATCAATGGGCAAATAGCACTCCATCAACATTTCCGTCTGGTACAAGTACATATACATGGGCAACAGGAGCGTTCACAGCGCCATCAACTCCAAATAGCTGGGTGCAAAATCCTGGCGCGGGTACTGCTGGACAAACTTTATATTCATGTGTTCAATCATATTCTGATACTGGGACATCAGCTACTTCTGTTGTAAGTTGGACTACAGCAATAGCAAATACAGTTGGTTATGCAGGAACCAACGGTACAAATGGCACGAACGGCACGAACGGCACGAACGGTATAGATGGAACCAGAACAGCTCAATTAGAAGTTTATCAATGGGCTTCTAGTACGCCAACCACATTCCCATCGGGAAATTCTGTATATACATGGGCAAGTGGGTCTTTTACAAATCCAACATTAAACGGATGGACTCAAACTCCGGGTGTTGGGCCTGCCGGTCAGAATCTTTATGCTTGTAAGCAGGTTTATTCTGATAATTTAACTTCTGCAACATCGACTGTAACTTGGTCTACAAGCACGGCATATATTGTTGGTTATGCTGGAACAAATGGTACAAACGGCACAAACGGCACCAATGGAGTAAATGCCACTCAATCAGCGGAACCAACTGTTTATCAATGGGCGGCAACAATACCATCTGCCCCAAGTGGAACCGCAACATATACCTGGGCCACGGGAGCGTTTGGCGCTGCGCCTTCAGGATGGTCTTTAACCCCTGGCTCTTCTCCTTCTGTTGGTTTTACGTTGTGGGGGGCTACAGTATTTATTACTGACATAGCAACTAACACAACAACAAATTTTAATTGGACAAGTGCATCTATTACAGCCAGAGGTTATGCCGGAACAAACGGCACAAACGGCACGAATGGTACAAACGGCACGAATGGTACAAACGGCACGAATGGAACCAATGGCACAAATGGAACCAATGGGGCTTCCTCTCGTATTTGTTATACATCAACAGATTTAACTACTCTTAATTCAACTCCAACAACGATTACCACCGCTGGAAGCACAAGTTATCCGGCGGCAGGTTCTTGGGGCGCGACTATTGGCGGCACCAATCAAAATTGGGTCGCTACTCCACCATCAATAATTGCCGGTCAATCTGTATATCAAAGTGACGGCATTTATGATCCTGCGACAGGTAATACAGTTTGGAATGTTCCTTATCTGTCAACTCTTAAAGTCGGCTCTTTGTCGGCGATTACTGTAAATACTGGCGCATTAACAGTACAAGATGCTCTAACAATCAATACAACAGGGCATATTAAAGGCGGCCAGACTGCATACAACACAGGAACAGGATTCTTCCTTGGTTATTCTGGTGCTGCTTACAAGTTTTCTATTGGATCATCTACAGAATCTTTAGTTTGGGATGGTTCTGATTTAATTGTAAATGGAAGTATTATTGCAACAGACAACATTTCCACTAATGCAGTGACTGATATTTATAGTGATTCTACTTCAGGCACTGTAAATATTACAAGCTCATTAGGAACAATTGTTGATGTTAATGTAACTAATCTAAATCCGTTTGTGCCAATGATTGTTACTATTAGCGGATTGGCAGAAGTAACTTTGCAAGATGGATTAACGGTTGGTTTTTATATCGTTCACGAGCTTGCAAGAATACCAACTGCTGGCGGAACAAAAACTGTGTTAAGAACTTGGGAAACGCATCATCTGTGCGATGTAATTGATTTGAATGATGTCAAATTTTCCGTTCCTGTCTCTATGACTATTGAGGATTACACAAGTACAGGCGCATCAACGTCTCAAACATATCAATACAATGCAAAATATGTTGTCTCAAGCGGCTGGAATGGAACGGCAACCATTTTGGAGCCAACCATTGTTGCCATCAAACAAAAACGGTGATAGGATGAAACATCCCCGCAGTAGAGCGAGTACGTTCTAAGCGGCAAACCTCAGTAGAGGAAGCGATGGCGGTCTTTTCGCAGAACACCCTGAACCAAGTCTCAGGGTTCAACAATCAGATTCTGTCTTCTGAGTTGGTTTACCAGCAGAAGATTTATTGGAATCTGTCCATCAAGAACAACGGCACTGCGACCAATCTCACTGGTTGCACGATAGACGCCCAGATTGTTCGTCGAGTCGTCTCAAACTTACAGGATACCCGTAGGGGCCTGTCGTTTGACCTGAGCGACTACACACCGACTCCGACTCCCATCAGCCTGACGATCTCCAACCGCGTGGATGCGGCTGGTACGTTCACAGTTGCGATTGACGACACAACCTGGGTGTTGGTTGGCGATCCTGATCTTGAGATTAACGATCAGAACCCTGCTTGTTTCACAGGCAGGATCAAGATCAGTTTTCCTGCTGGCACAAGCCCTGCGGAGGATGTGATCATCTTCCTGATGTTCCTTGTACGTTCTGACGGGGTGGTGAACACATGAGTTACGAAGTGACCGT